TTCCTTGATGGCCTCCTTTACTCGTTTGGTTACACGCTCTGCGGCCTTGGCCACAATCTCAAGTCCACCTTCCTCAACGCCAACAACGCCGTCCACAACTTCGCTAAACGCTTCCTTGGCTTGTTTGGCAGCCGCTTTGAAGTCCCCGGTAAAAAATTCCAATGCAGCCTTGCCCAATGCACCAACTGCGTTTCCGATTTGTTGGAAATAATTAAGAACGTAGTCCTTGATAATCGTAGCAAAGTCCTTAATCGCTTGCACCGGGTCAGTAAACAACGCATCTAACGCTTTCTGCACCATTGGGAATACCACCTCCGCAAGGTCGGAGAATAACACCTTAATCACGTTCATTGTGGTATTGAAAAGGTCTACCACTTTTTGATTGGAAGTAAACACCTCCATAATAGCATCGCCAACGAGGGAAACAACCGTAAGGCTCTTAATGGTGTTGGCCAGCTTTGATATTGCACCTCCAGTTTTCCCGGCTTGCTTCTCGACGTTCTTAACGCCTTTGGCCATTGAATCGAATCCTTGCTTGGATTCCGTCTTTACGTTATCAATGGAGTTCGCTAATTTGTCAACGGATGCGTTGAGCTTCTCCAGGGTTGTTTCTAACCCGGAAGCATCGCCCTCGATTTTTACTGTTTCAACGACCGCCATTTTCTAAACTTTGCGTTTTTACCACCTATCTTGTACATTCCCTTTGCAATATCAATCTCCGGCGATACGCCGAAGTAATGCTCGCTATTTAGGAGTGCAATCAAATAACTCAAATAAGATTCCCTCATACATCATTTAATAGTTCGAACTCTGCCTTGCCCGTGGTAAGGTTAATCTGCACGTTGTTCACAATCCACCTTTCGCCGTTCCAAATTAACTTATTTCGTAGGTCGAAATTTAGAATCTTGCCCAAAGGCAATATAGCAGGAATGCGAACCAATCGACGGGAAGGGTCGTACAAGTCCGTAACATAATCTTTCCAATATACATTATACAACGAATTATTTACTGATTGCAAAAAGTACGGGTCGAGGTCTGCTCCGTAGTTTGTGGAGTAGGTTGCTGCTGTGTTGGTTTGTTCGTTTGAGGAATTGGCGTAAACGATTTCGTCAACCTCAATAGCCGTGTTACCCGTTATCGGGTCTGGAGGCGTGATAAATGAAATAGTGTTTGCGCTTATATCTAATAATCCGTTAATGTAAAATATAAACGGCTGCCCCAAGTACGTTTCCAATTCACGTGTTACTGAATAGCCCGCAAGCACGTTGGTTAGCGTTCCGGTATCTTCGTCCGTTAACCGGTTAAAAAGCATCTGGTCGAATTGCGGTTGTACCGTCAACTCCTCATCCGTATCGAATACAAACTCCGAACGGAGGTCTCCGTATCCAACGTCGTTAGTCAGTCGGTACTGCTCTCCGCTAATTGCACCGGTTTCGTTGTATTGGAATTGAATTTGCTTGTAAAGTTGCGGACGCTCTACTTGGCTTTCGGTAATATCAAAGTATTGCGATAAGTCAACCTCTCCACCTTCGGCATACCAATCTTGTAGCGGCTTAAACTCAAACTCGTTGCTGTTTATTGGTACAATTACCAAATTAAACATCTTGCACAACGAGGAAATAAAGTCAACTACTCGCATCTCCGGCATCAAAGACGGAATATCAAGGGTAGCAAATTTTTGTTGGTTTGCCGAATTGTATGCTGATGCGTAAGCGGTGTTCGGCGCAAACGACAATTCAATGTTTATCTCATTAACCGTTAGCGTTACAATCTCATTGGTGGACGGCTGAAAAGCAATATATAGCGTGCTGTTATTTGTTATTGGTATCTGGCTAAAAGTAGTAATGGCGTTTCCGTTTGTAACTATTTGAGCTATCAATAAATCGTCAATATAAAGGCCAATGTTATAGTCGTTTGCATAACCCCCAACACTCAAATCAAGTGTAATATCGTACACGTTACCGGAGCCAGTTGCTCCTTGTGGGGTAAACGTGCTATTGGAATAATCCCACCAATCCGTAAGAATAATGGAGTATGCGTCTGGGGCTACCAACTGCGTCCACGTTGTAGCATTGGGAACGTCCTTGTACATATATCCAGCCCTGCGGTGGCACCACATATACAAGTCCTCAAATCCCTCAATACCGGAATCGACTATATTGATGCCGTACTTGTTTTCAATAGCACTAATAATCGCCTCAATGGTAATAGCCGGTTTAAGGTCGTAGTACTGTACCCCGTGGGTTTCGTTTACGTTATGGAAATGAATGTTATTCGGGTCGTGGATTCCGTTGTTGGAGTTGTAAAACCAAACGTCTTGCGGCGTAATTAACGGGAATACAAGCGGGTAATAATCAAACGTAGTAAGACCCGTATAAACAATAGCGGGCGATAAATCTTTGTTATGCGTTGAAAGGGCTTCAAGGTCGTACAAATAATCCTCCCCAAACAAGTCCGTAAGATTAACAAGAAGCCCGTAGAACGTAATATCGTAAGCATAGGGCGCATTTTGGCGCATCTGTACACCTTCCAGCTCAATAGAGCCATAACGGAATAGCAGGCCGTTAATTTCAATGTAGCCCTCGGCACGCAATCGGTAGTCCGCACCGCCAACAATATCCGTGCGGTAGTAATGGGAAAAGATAGCGTTATTCCTTGGCGTTGCTGGAACGCTGAACCCCTGGGTAAAGTCGGTGAAGACCTTGCTTATATCTTGAATGTTTTGTACGGATAGGTTAATTACAATATCCTCATCCCCGAACATATCAAGTTCCTCGTCCCCTACAAATAGCGTTACCTTATTTTTCATCGAATGTTGTTCCTAATGTTCCAAGCAATCTCAAACGTCAAGGTGTAGTTAATCATTTTGGCGTTCACCTCCTTAAAGTATTCAACACCCCCGTCGGTTGGGTTGGCCGTAAACTCCTGCCCATCGTAAAGAAGCGATACCTTTTCGCTCATTAAAAGCTCACGGATAACATCGTCGTAATTCTCGTCTACCCATCCCGTGTTTACGGTTATCGTTTCTCGGCTGTTGACGTCAAAGTTACGGTATTGCAACTGCTGGGTTACGTCGTAAGGACGTGGCAACTGCGGCATATAACTTTCCCGTGTGAATCCTCCGCTTCGGGTAGATACCTTGAAGCAAGTTAGGTAATCGCTTACTCCGTATCGGTTAATGAAGGTAACACGTACCGGCGTGTACTTGGGTTCGCAAACCAACTCGTAATTGTAATCGGTAGCGTTCTCCTCGTAACCCAATTCGGCAAGTGCTGCACGTAGGCAAGCAAACCCCTCGCACGTACCGCCGTCTGCTTCTACTCGTGCTTTGTAGTTGACTGCTGCACTATCGCTAATTAAGGAAATCGTGTAGTCCTCAATCGGTTCAACACCCAAGAAAGAATCTACGCTATTCGGGCCAGCGGGAATGTAAACAATCTTTTGGCTTGACTGGGTGCTTGTGTTAGCAAATCCCAACTCATCAGACAGCACGTAGAAGTAATCGTTACCATTCACGTTGTACAGCACGCCGTTAAGGTCGGTGTTCGCATCATACAAGGCGGGCAAGGATTGCTCGTACCCTTCCATTACTTGAATGGTGCGGTTGGTGATTAAACCTGCACCCGCAACGATACCCCCGGATTGCGTAGTAAACGGCAGCCAGCCGTCCGTACATAGGAACGATTGATTGCTTACAATTAGGCCGCTTGCGGGCGTTCCCGCATCCACGTAGTCCGAGGATATAGTGAACTTGCACCACACGTCCTCGGTTGTTGCCGTCTCCCAATCGCTAATAGCATCGTTCTTTAATACGGTTGTAATCTTCTCACGTATTAACTCGCTGATTTCAAACACAATAGGTTCGTCATTAATCGAGCTTTTAATTAACGTGTAGTCCGCCGTTGGGCTGCTTGCGCTGCTACCTTGGAAAATACGCAGGGTAAGCGTGGCACTAACAAGGCCGTCATTAACGGCTGTGCCTTTTGTTAGCGTGATAAATATCGGAGACCTTGTAAACTGCAACGAGGTCGGGTAGGCGGCTATTGGTAGTCCCATTATTTTCTTGTGAATGCTTGGAAGTCATCGGGCGTAAGCTCAAACGCCTGGACTATTTCTTGTGGTAGTTTCTTGAAGTTTACTTTGAATGGTGCGCTAAAAAAGTAACTCGGCTTGATGCCGTTGTTGTACACCGACTTTGCTATTGCCCATTGCAAGTTCTTGCGTGGAATGAATCTGCCGTTCTTATCCCGAACACCTTGCAAGCCCTTACGCACTACCCAGTTTGCGAACGCTTTGGGTGGTGGCATCTTGTTGGTGTACTTATATGGCGTGTTAAACTTGCGTTTTACGCCGCTTACGCCCTTGTCTTGGTACTCACCGTAGTCCTCCATTGAGAACGTAAGCGAGAATGAGTTTGGGCCAACCGACAAGTCGTAGTCAAGAGAATTGTACAGCTCCTTTGTGCTGTTCTTTTTTTTCTTTGTGAGGTTCTGCTTCGCTTGTTGAATTACACGCTTTGCAAACGTCGTTAATGCGGCTTGTACGAGTTCTTTGCGGCTCATCAGCAGATAGAAATTTCCGTATTGGGTACAATCAAGTCAAAGGTCAGGTTCCAACCGGTGAGTAGGTTCTCGAATCGCTCCGTAAACGGCTCACAAATAATATCCCCTTCGATTTCGTACTTCTCCGTGTACAACGTACCACGGCGCAACTGCGACTGCAATCCGTTCAAGATAGCCAGGGTCGTATTCAAAATATCCTGCTGGTTATCCACGCCAAAGAACGGCTCGTTCTGGTCTCGTATATCCTGCTTGGTCTCATCCACAATATCCATACAAAGAACCGATACGTTGAATCGTATTACGTGGTCTGCGAATGTTGCTTGGTTAACCATAATATGCGCAAGCGGGAATATCGTTTGCTTGTTAAGGTCAACGTCGAATATATCGCCAAAGGTTACAACCTTCACAAGTGGATGCGAGGATAGATATTCGTTAATCTTTTCGGTGGCTAAATAAAAGCTTCTCATTTTTTTATCATTGATATTTCAATATCGTTTTTCTCTTTCTCGAATGTTAGGTACGTCAGGGCTTGGTTTATTGGAAGTTTAGTAACGTCTCCAAATTTAAGGACATCTCCTTGAGCAAGCGCATAGATTGATTGATACCATCCCCATCGTTGTCCAAACTGGGCTTCTCTTGTGTATGGGTTTTCACTTCTTTCTCCAAAGAGCGAAGGGTATGAGCTGCCAATACGTTCCCTAAACGATAAAAAAAAACCAGCGCACCAAGCACTACCGAAGCGGGCATCTGCTTCATCAGTTCGTCTCGTTCGTCTGTTGCTTCGTACTTCTCAATGTCGTAACGCTCACCTTTTTCCTTAACCACGGGTCGGTATAGAACAGCCATTGCACGGTGCATAGTTGCCCAATCGGATAAGTAGGAATCAAGGTCAACAAATTCACCCAATGAGATTTCGTTGAGTGCGGGAATAAATCCGTATTTAACCTCGTTAAGTTCAAAGAATTTAGTTAATCCGGGCTTCTCGGATAGCGTCTTTGTAAGCTGTTGCAATACGTTTACCGCATCCACCAAACGGACGTTGGGCAGTTCTGAAAATGGAACCCCGCAGAAGATTTCAAGCATCTTCATTTGCTTAAACTCACCTTCGCCCTCAATACGAGCGAATCGCTGATATTGTTCGAGCGTGATTTCGTCTAACGAAGTTGGTACTACTAATTTCAGTTCCATAAGTAAATAACTCAACGGATAGAATACCTACCGTAGTTTGGTTTAGAAAGTTTATTGTACACGGCATAGCGTGCAGCGTCAAGGGCGTGATTCATTACGTCTATCGGCTTGTTAAGCAGGTTGCCGTTCTTATCCTCCGTCCATTTATAGTTCTGAAGTTCTTTAATTAGATTGTTGCTTCGTGCTGTTGCAAACAACTTGTGGCGTTTAAGAATATCGATACCTGCGTTAATTGAATCTTGCCCCTTGGCTGTTGGCTTTACGTTCCACCCGAATCGGTGCAGTTCTTCGATTGATTTCGGTTCGGCACTATCCGCAAAGATTTCGTCCCTGCGGTCAAGGCCAAGGGATTGCAAATGGTTGTGCAGGTCTCGGTTAGTCATCCCGGTTCGGTATAGCAACTCGTCCAAGTAAAGGTTATCCCCGTGCTGGTAGATTGCCACAATAGCAGATGGGTCATTTGTAAAACCAAAGTCAAGGCCATAGGATAATAGTTTTGCTTCTTGTGGAATTTCGGACGTTCCGAATTGAAAGATTGTTGCTCGGCTCATACCACGCTCGCCAAGGCCGTAGATACGCCAATAGTCCTCGTCGGTTTCTTTTAAGCGTTCGATTTCGTTCTTAATCTGCTCGTCAAGGAACGGGTTATCCCGGTAGGTGGTTTGGTAAAAGTCGCAGTCATCACGTGGTATTACCCGGTCGTAAATCCAATGGAAAGATTCGGACGGGTTGTAGTCAAGAATAATACGCCCATCGGTACGAAATATAAGCTGCTGCCAATCTTCATAAAACAATTCGTTTGCCTCGTTAATGTAAAGCAGGTTTCGTTTACGTCCCCGAATCTTTTGCGGCTGGTCAAGGGATATAAACTCAACAAGGTTTCCGTTAAGGTGGTACTCGTGACTGGACTTGTTATGGTATTCCTCCCGGTACAAGTCGTGGTTACGGAGAATGTCAAAGAAGTCCCGCATTACCGAAGCACGCAGGGAAGGGAACGACTTACGGCAAATGGTTATGGTCTTGGCGGTATTGCGTTCGGTGTAATAGAAAATAAGCCAGAGCAGGATATTGTAAGTTTTCCCACTCCGTGTACCGCCTTGCTCAACGATAATACGCTTATCGCTTTTAATTAGGTGGTTAAATACCTTATTGGTCTGAATCTTCCCCAAGAACTTCTATTTGAAACATCTTGCCCGTAGATACGTCCAACTCCTGGCGTTCTACATAACCTCGCTTCTTCCCTTTGGTTTTAAGAAAGAAGATAGTAGCGGTTGAATTGCCGTCCTTAATCTGCTTATGCAACTGGCTTTCTGCGAAGTCAATGGCAACGTCTGATAGTTCTTCGACTGCTGCTTTGTATTCGGGGTCGGTATCCATCCAAAGGTAATGCGTAGTTCTCCCAATGCCTACCGTCTTGCAAGCCGAGGTTACAACTCCGAGGGATTTTTCCAATGCATCGAGCATTGCCTTTTTATGTTGTACAGTTTTGTCCATACCATATCTTTGTTTTATATTTGTTTCACCTGCGAGGAAAGTGTAATGGTTGCACGCTTGGTACTCCAATCAAGAAGTGGCGTTCGAATCGACCTCCTCGCTCAAAGTAGCCCTCCTCTCTTGGAGGGTTATTTTTTGTCCCTTATACATACCTGCACCCAATTCATCTATTTTCTCAAAGGGTATTACTGGTTGTGCTAATTCGCAATCTTTATCAATTAAATAAACATATTTTAATTGGTAGCCAGTTAATAGCTCAACTTCATAGCCACGCTCTTTTAATTTTGGTATGTCGCTTTTTTTAAGAAAAGAACTTGTTAAGCCCATATCGTAGGTTTTTTTAATATGCGATACCTGACCATTTATTTTACATATTCCTGCATTGCTCGCTATCCCAACTAACTTAAACCCGCTTGCCCTATAAATAGTACCATCACCGCATTGAGTACCATCGCTAAAACTAATAACCCATTTAATGTGCGGGGCGTGCTTTTTTATTAATCGTATGGTGATTGCAATACAGCGGCTCTCCGAATACTTGGGTAGGTAGTCATCAAAGGCCATACGGTTAAGTTCTATAAACTCATTCCAGCCGGTATTCTTAACAAGGTTGATGGTTCCATTCTTGTTAATGCTTGGGCCATAACTCAATACCCCGTGTAACTTGTCATCTAAAAAGCAACCAAAGTGCAGGGTGCTGTTTGGAACTACCTTTCCAGAGTAGTGATGCTTCTTAACAAACTCGTTAGCAATCTTGGCGGGTATTACCTTAACAATTATTTCCTTTGCTCTGCCCATTGCATAATAATTAAGTAGAGTGCATTACCATTGCTATTCTCATTCCCAAAGGTTTCGCAGTATTTGTAATCGTCTGTTGCTTTAATATCTGCGATTGCATTCTTTATTTGCTCGGCCTGCTCATCTGCAAGAGTGAAGGTCATTTGCTGGAACGGGGACTTATCCCCATCTGGCAAAGAGAACTCCTCGTTAAATTCTTCTGCCTTTAAGTCAAAGCCACCAATATCAAGTCCCCAATCGGTAATTGAGGCAGCATCCCATTCGTTTGCTAATAAGTCCCAATCCCATTCACCGAACCCTACATTGTCTTTGATTATGAACTCCGCTTGTTGCTCCTCCGTTAGGTTATCGGCAATAACAATCGGCACTTCTTTAAGCCCTGCGGCTTTGCACGCCTTTAAGCGCATATTGCCACCCAACACCACCATATTTGCATCCACAACGATAGGACGCAAGTCCAGCATTTGAGGGAACTCTTGGATTGATTTTACG